TTGTACATTGAAGCCTATGGGTTGGTGGGTAGAGATGATAAAGAAACACTCTCACAAACAAGTATACACTCATGTTAAACTTCATGGTGAAATGGAAGATTATACTATAATAAACGAATCACTTTACATGGACTTCTTTTTAGAAAATTTAGAGTTAAAAAAAGTCAACAAAAACAACGACTTATAATATGGGTTGACAAACCCTACTTTTGTTGATATACTATTAGTATAAACAATAAAGAGAAAGAGAAAAATTATGGGTTATTTTAAAGATATGGTAATAGAAGTTCAAGAGTTCGTTTGGGATTTCTTTGATGAAAATGGTAAATTCGTTGCTGATGAGTCAATTATAAACAAAGATGAGTTGCTTGAAGTTGTTGGTAATAATTATGGTGATGGTGGTGTCGATATTGCAAAAGAAGAAATCTTTGCAATCGAAACTGCTGACCACTTTAGTTAATAGGAGAGTTTGTTATGAAATCAAAAATAATTTTTGGTACTTTAGTAATCGCAACCACTACTTGGTTAGTAGTAGGTATGGCTCAAAGTGCATCTGCAACAGATTGTAAGTATGTAAAAACTGTAGTATTAAGTGATAATGGTTCGATACTTAGTTCCACAACAAATTATGTCTGTAAAGAATCACAACCTATTGTTATTTTATCCCCAACAACTATAACTGTTCAAAAATACAAGAGACAAAGACCTATGAGTTTTCGTCAAATAAGAAATACTGCACTTGGTTATTAAAAGGTCTTGACATCTAGGTAAAAGTGTTGTATACTGATAAGTAATGAATGGAGAGAATATGTTTAAAATATTAATTGGAATTATATTGGGTGTGGTGCTCGTCACATACTACCCTCAAATATCTACCACAACGAAACAAATGTTTCTAGATAGTGGTGCTCGTGACGAAATTGTAAAATCATTGAAAGAGGTAAAATAATGAAATATTACGGAGTAGGTGCAATCGCACTATTAGTAGGATTAGGTGCATGTGCAAAAAATCCAAGTCCATTGGGTGTAATCAATACACCAATGATTAAGTATAAAACAGAAAAGGTTGCAGCTGCAACTTCCAACATACCTAAATGGTATAAGTCTTTACCAATTAAAGATAATGCAATTTATTCTGTTGGTTCTTCATCTTCTCCAGACTTACAACTGTCTGTTGATATGGCAACACTAAATGCAAAGTATACACTTGCAGATAGGATTAATGGAAGACTTGATGGTATGATGAAAACTTTTATGACAAGGTTAGGAACAGATGAAGATGTATCTGCAACTACAATGTCAGAAGTCGAAAAGGTAGTCAAGAACGTAATCGCATCTGTTGATGTTGCTGGTTATAATCCTAAAGAGATTGAAGTATTTCCAAGTGGTACACAGTTTCGTGCATTTGTATTACTTGAGTACTCAGATACAGAAGCTCGTAAGATTATCATGAATCGTATGATGAAAGATAAGTTAGTGTATTCTAAGATTAAATCTACTAATGCTTTTAAAGAATTGCAAAATGAAGTGAAAAAATCTAAGAAAGAAGATCAAACATCTTCACTAAGTAACATAACAAAAGAGATAGGTAAAGTTTCTAATGTTGTTACTAAGAAAATCACAAAGGATATGATGTGAGGAAAGATAGACCAAAACAAGGTTTAACTGTCGTAGTTCGTGGAGATGACATCAATGGTGCAATGCGAGTTCTAAAGAAACGTATGCAAGATGAGGGCATCTTCAACGAAATGAGAGAAAGAGTTGGACACAAGACTAGGAGTGAAAGAAGAAGATTAGAAAAGGCTGCTGGTCGTAAAAGATGGTTAAAGAAAATTGATAAATTAAAAGAAGAAGGAAAGTGGCATAATGATTAAGAAAAAACGTAAGCCTATGACAGAGGAACAAAAACTGGCTGCATGTGAAAGACTTGCAAAGGCGAGAGCTGCAAAACCACCAGCAAAGAATAGTTCTATTCATGCATCAGTACTTGCAATTCCAGAAGAAGATATGTTATCTGTAAAGAATGTTCAGAGTTGGATTAAAAACCAAAGAGAACAATTAGTAGAATATCGTGCTTCTGTTCGTAGAGATATTAAAGGTGCAATCGCACAAGTTTCTAACTGTGAGGGTTATATTCGTAACTTGCAATACTATCTTAAACATGGTGATTACTGTGATGATAGATATGGTGCATATCAAGAAAAGAGGGTGTCATGGCAGACGATAACGACAAAGGGATAATACTACAAGGGCCTTGGAAAAGGGTTAAGACTGTTAAGAAGTCTCAAACAGAAAAGATATCTAATGATATGCTTTTTGCAGAAGACGTTGCAGAAAGTGTTATGATTCCTATGATTCATGGTCTTTCTGAAAATGGTGTTGATATTAAAACTGATGCATTTGTCAGAGAAGTTGGTTTTATAAATGAAATTGTTAAGTCTGTTATGTATAGAACTATGAACTATACACACCCAATGACAGCTTTGGTTGATAATTTAATGTTAACTAAAACTGAATCTATTGAAGATGTTTATGCTAGGTTTGATCATGAAAAACTAGAAAAAATGGTTAGTGTATTGACTGACGATAAAAAAGATGATGAATAAAGAGATATTAAAAAATGATAATAATTGATATGAACCAAATATCATTAGCAAGTCTGATGATGGATATGAGTATGCGAAAGAGTGACGAAGTAGATGAGAATATGGTAAGACATATGATACTCAACTCTGTTCGTTTATATAGAACACAGTTTAATAAAGAGTATGGTGAAGTTGTCCTTACTTATGATTCTAGACATTATTGGAGAAGGGAATACTTTCCTAACTACAAAGCAAGTCGTAAAAAGAGTAGAGAAAAAGACAACAGAGATTGGGATAAAATCTTTGGTGTGTTGAATAAGATCAAAGCAGAGTTCAAAGAGAACTTACCTTACAAATACTTAGAAGTGTATGGTGCAGAGGCTGATGATATTATTGCAACTCTATGTAAGAATAATCAAGATGAAAATATTATGATTGTGTCTGGAGATAAAGATTTTATTCAGTTACACAAATATCCAAAGGTAAAACAGTATAGTCCAATACTAAAGAAGTTTGTAAAAGACCATAATCCAACTACCTATATAAAAGAACACATACTTAAAGGCGACACTAGTGATGGAGTACCAAATGTTCTATCGCCAGATAATACTTTCGTAGATAGTATAAGACAAAGACCTTTAGGAAGAAAGAAGATTGAGACTTGGTTGGATATACATATAGATGATTTGCCTGAAGAAGTCAAAAGAAATTACCAAAGAAATGATAAACTTATTAACTTAGATAATATTCCTGCTGAATTAGAAAAGGAAATATTAGATGATTATGATGGTGCGACATTTGGTGATAGAAGTAAATTATTAAATTATTTTATACAAACAAGATTAAAAAATCTTACTGAAACAATTGGAGAATTTTAAATGCAAGAAACATACTACCCACTCTTTTCGGAGATACTAGACAAAGTACATAAGGCAAAAACTAAGGATCAGAAGATTGATTTTCTTAAACAATACAAATCAGATTCATTGAAGATGTTTTTGAAAGCTGCGTTTGACCCAAAGATAGAATGGGTCTTTCCAGAGGGAGAAGTTCCTTACACACCCAATGATGCTCCTGCTGGAACGAATCATACGTTATTGATACAAGAATCAAAAAAACTATGGCATTTCATCAAAGGTGCAGATAATAGAACAAAACAACTTCAAAAAGAAAATATGTTCTTTCAGATGTTAGAGGGTCTACACGAAAGTGAAGCAAAACTTCTTGTCAATGCAAAAGATAAAAAGTTACATCAAATCTATAAAGGTTTATCTGCAAATGTTGTAAAGGAAGCATTTGGTTGGGATGAAGATTTTAAAGCTGAAGAATACCCATCTGCTGGTGGACTTGCAAACGGATAATGAAAGTTGCCCCTATCTATAGAACTGTATTTTCTCAAAGGAAACCATCACAGACTTGGAAAGTAAGTGATTCGCAACCTTTAGAAAATACAGAACAAGCCCCAGGAAATCACCTCGAAAAACGTAGTGAAAACAAATACTTACGAACACACTTGACATTACCTCAATCTTCTGTTATTATAATTAAGTAAGATAAAGAATAACAGAGAGAAAGAAAATATTATGACTATGATTAAAAAGAAGTTTGAAAAGATTGAAGATGGTATTAACAATATGTTAGATGCTGCTGCACATGACTATAATAGAATGGATTTAACATATAGAACCTCTGATGAGTTTCGTGCTGGGTTTATGATTAAAAAGGGTCAGAAATATATCAAGATTGGTAGAATGTCTAAACATACGCCAGGTCGAATGGGTCAAGTTTGGGGTTTTGTTGTTAACACAAATGATGACAAGAAGTTCAAAAAAGGTGATGTTCTAAAGGCTGCTGGATTTAATGCTCCTGCTAGAAATGCACCAAGAGGTAATGTTTTAGAGGGTGGTTTCAATATTAATTGGACTGGCCCAGAATATTTGTAGGAGAATTGAAATGATGTCAATGAATGGTTTTTTACTAATAA